CTCATCAATACCATCAAATGATTTCCACCAAGCATTATTCTCACATAATGATAGAGCATCTAACTTGATTGACCTGACTAACTTCCATAGTCTCATCAAGTTTACATCTACATTGTGGTCATTTGCAATTCGATTTATATTTTCCTCTGTAAATCTTAAACCTAATCGTATGCAATAGTTAATCGTTTTCTTAATTTGTGCTGATGTTTTATTGTCTGCAAAATCAACCATAGTTGCCATTTGTTTTGCAAAGAGAACTCTATCACGAATACTACCTCGAAATCTTGCGATGCTATCACACTGCATGAACAATACACCATCGTATGTACTCTCTAACTTATAATCTAATGGTATTGCAACTGTATCAAGTAATGTGTTACCCTCTACGATATACTCTGTATGTGGTGCTACTATCACATCATGAGTAATAACGTCAGGAAATAGATAACCGATTGTATTTGGTTGATATAAATCATCGCCACCCAATCCAATCAAATCACCCTGATAGATACTCTCTGTGCGTGGTAGAGCATCAAAGCAATAGTGTAATTTATCTGCTAAATCTTCCTTATCTGCATACAATATATCAATCTCATCATGAGAGTGACATATCATCTTCTTGACTTTATTAAATACTGACTTTGTTCCAACAAAGAATCTACCACACTCAGGGTCAGTTCCCCATACAATCGCAGGGCAACCATCTATTTTGAGTGAGAGTTTACCTTGAGTAGTAAACCAATTTAAGACTGATAAATCACCAGTTAAGATAGTATCTTCGGGGTGTTCGATGTGTTTGAGTTGCATTTGTCTAAAGAGTGAATTGTGGTAATTTCTTAAACTTATTCTTTCCCTTGCCTGACTTACACATATCTCTATTATACATGATATATAGAGATTCTTGCAACTTAAATGCTTCAATTTCGTGGGGTTGTTCATAATATTTGATGTCACTTATGTTCATACCTTTATAGTATGTTCTACCTGATTTAAGTGTAAGTGACCCCTCCACCCACTGTCTCAGATGCACTAATTCATGTAATAAAGTTTTCACATAATCAATTTCTTTCATTTTAGAATGAAGTGATATAGTGAAACTTCTGGGTCTGGAATAATTAGTTGCATCTAAGTATCCGTAACAATCGTCCTTCCACAAACTACGATGGTCTATGTCAATCATAAGTTTGTGTCTAGGTAGGTATCTGTTTATAAACCAAGTGGCAATAGAGAGACAGCGTTTCTTGCTATAACCATATCCACTATGATAAATGTAACTCTTGTTCCCCAGTGTAGCATCCATATGAAAGAAAGAATGAATAGTAGTTTTTGTTTTGATGTCATATACTTCATTATATCACCTTAGATACAAATATCCACCCGCCCAATCAACATTTATTGGACTCAATAAGAATCTAATGTCTTCTGGTTTCTGGAAAGTAAATCTAACGTGTTTTGCAGGTGATTTCCAAGATGCAGGTTTGTAAACATCACCTGTATTTTTATCAACAAATGAATGAACTGAACTATCTCTATACTCATTTCTACCTTGAAATGTGTCAAACTCAACCTGTACTATCTTGTAGTATTTCTTACCTTCTCTTATCTCAAACTTCATCAAGTTTGCAGTACCATTTTGGATGCGTTTTAGTTCGTCTGATGGGTAACTACTATCAGGGTCACTTGCTGCCATCCTCTCCATACTGTCTGTATGATACATTTTATAGTTCTCTGTAATCGCCTTACAGTAGTCCTGTGTGTAAGACTTGATGAAAACTCTGTTTGTTTCCTTGACTGATTCGCCAATTACTAATTCCATTTGGGGGTTCTCCGTTGTGTATATACTTATTATAGTGGATTTAAGGCATATGTGCAAACTTATTGTGCCAGTATTTTGGGTGTCCTTTCGGTGCAAATGGGTCAAGTTCCATCGTATCAAATAGTTTCCTTGATATAGAATTTATCTCCTTTGTGAGAGGTGTTGACCCAAAGTTGTTAGCATTATAATCATCCAACATTCTACCAAAACAAATAGAATCCTCTATCATTTGTTGTACGATTTCACATTCTTTTTTTGTCAGTTGTGCCATAGATTTTTTGTTTCTGTTATTAATATATCATACTGTCAACAAATGTCTATGTGATGGGTGACACTTTAACAACTGGCATATAAAGTGTTCCATACTTACCGAAAACTCTGTTAAACTTACCAAGTCTATCACCAAGATATACGATAGCAGATTGAAATGGAGCTGCACCTCTACCATCACCAAACTTTAATCTCTTATTAATGGCAAGAAATGGATACTCCGAGATTGCTCTCCACCATTTTGTAGATACATCCATCTTGATGAGCAACACTAATTCCTTTGCGTGTCCTAGTTTATATTGTGATACTGCATATGGTATCCACTCCTTACTATTACTATAAGGATGATTCATGAATACACTATTGGCAATCCAATTCTTCGCAAGACCATTCATCCTTTCATCGTATAGGATTCTAGCGGGTACGTTGGGATTCTCGATGTCATTACAACAAGGGTCTAAATCTAGTTTGTTGTCATAGAATTTCAATACATCCCCTACAAACTCTGGGGGTGTGTTCCAACAATCAGTTTTGTTTCCTGTTGTTGATGTTAATGCTTTTAATGCTGATGATGCCATACAGATATTATATCACAAATCTCGATATGTGTCAATTTCTAAATATTTTATATACGGTTTTCTCTACATGAAATTAATTGATGGTTGCCATTCCCTAAAACTAGAATGTGCATTAAGAGATTTAGGTTTCGTAGATATTAAATGGCGATGTGTTGCTAATGCAGGTATATTTTTTGTGCAACCTGTCGGCATACCTGATGACCCAGAGGGTGACTTACTCGGATTTCAGATAACTCATTCCGAAAGGATAATTAAGTTATCTGAAAGTGCCAAGAAAGCTTTAGATTTTGCTATCTCGATGTCCTAGTCATCATATACTAGACACTCTGGTTCATCTGGGTGTAAATCGCAGAACAATTCAAGTGCGTTCGGGTCATGATGGTCGCCCGCTTCAATCTCATCATGATGATGTTCCGCATAGATTTCTAGTTCGTGTAATTCTTCTTTGTAGTGTCTTCTCGCTGCTGCTGAAATAGTAGCATCATCAACAAGTTTTTTGTCTTTTGCGATGTGGTCTTCTATTGATTTCATAATGTTTCTCCTTTTACAATACTATTTATTAGAAGTTGATAAAGATTCAAGTTTTTCTTTACGGATAAACACACCCTTCATATCATAATAAAGTTTGTGATTTTCTGTTGTAACATAGTGTCCTATGATGTCACTTCCGTCACAATTATAACCGTATGCTATAACTTTTTCCCCTACACCATCTATACGAAATCTTTTACTACTTGTCAAGTAAGTTGAATACGCTTCGTCTAGGTTAAACATAGTTCTCCGTTAATGTGAGGATATTATAACATAACTAGTTATAATTTAGCAAGTTCCTTAATAATTTCTTAAGAAAAATCATTAAAGAATGTACCGAATGTGCCACTATCACCGTCCTTTCTATCCTCTATTTTATCCATGATAGTTGATGCCATCATAAGGTTATCTATATTCGCAAGCATATCTGCTATGTGCTTACTTATCATGGGTTTCTCATTTCTTGCTGAGAAAGCAAGAGCATTTTTTAAACTACTCTTTGCATCTTCAAGAGAATCTTTAACTTGTTCTGATAGTGCCATTAATCTTCGGTTGTATTTTTTGTCCAGACGATAGTGCCATCTATGGTTTTTCTTTTAAAACCACGCATGATGAGTTCTTCATCTGATATATCATACTGAAATTCATCGGGTAGTTCAGTATAATCTACCCAATTTGCCTTTTTTGGGATTGAATCTGCATTTAGATTGACAACTTTTTGTGACCTGTCTATCTTGTAGAATAAATCCAAGACTTGTTTTGAGTGCTTCGCACAAACTCTATGATACTGAATGTTCTTCTTAATTGTTGATAAGAAACAATCAACAATTTCCTGTGGTGTGCAGTCTGAGTTCAAAGAATCTTGAACTGCATCTGCCAATCCATTCAAAGCATAACTGCGAATGTCATCTGCCATGTTGTCTGTCTAATTTGATTGCTTCCTCTACTATACCTTCTATTTCCTTAGAAGTCAAGTTATTCATCCATTTCCACTCAGGGTCATTTTTATCCCACTCTACGGTAAATGACCCATCACTATTTTGATTCAGTTTCAGACTGTTTGGCATTTTTGAGTTTCTTTTTAATCATCTTAGCATATTTCACATCATCTTCGGTGTACCAATTAGGATGTGCCTTTGCTCTTTTTAATAATTTTTTTGCTGCTTTTTTATTGTTCAACATATTTGCATACTGTAACGTTTTGTAACATTATTTAGCAATTATGTGACGTTCCTGACCGAACCCGATACAGATGGACTTTCTTTCTTGACTTTTACTTTCTTAACTTTATCCTCTAAGTAATGTATTCTATCCTTCGCCCATATCATTTCATCCTGTAATCTTTCTATCCTTTCATTAATACTTTGTATATGTTCTTCTACCATGTACTCTTGACCAGTTGCAGGGTTCTTTATCCTTATCTCAAACCTCTCCTGTGGTGTCATCCTATCCTTATATGGATACAACCAATCTTCTAACTCTGATACTGTCCACCATACAAGTTCATGTATAGTAAACATCAAATTCTTAAATTTCTTGATTGCTCTCATTTAATTCATCGGGTGAAATAATAAATCAGGGAAGTAATAGTTGAACATAATAATTATGGTAGCTGTCATAGTTAACCAAATCGTTGCTACAACTGGTGCAGAACGAAACCACTTCGTATAAAATATCTTAAATAATGATTTCATTTGTTCCTGTAATGTCTTTCAATACCACGATTATAAAGATACCAATCTAATCGCAATAGTGTCAAATATATTCCCCATAAAACAGTTTTGACAAAATACTCTGCCCATAGGAACGCTAAAATTATAGCATCTTCTAAGTTATCTGGCAAGACCTTTCCTCTTCATGATAGATTGTCTTTGTCTTTCTAATATAAACTTCATATCTCTTATGCTTGCACACAATAATGCTTCATCTATATTGTCTTTGAGTAAATCCTCCATCGCATATAGATGTTCAAGTATATACATTAACTTGGTTTGTTGATTCATCTTCATTTAAGTGGTTGTGCTTGACGAACGCAACCTCTTGCAACCTCAAACAAGTTCATATGAAAATGACCCTTCACACCTATTAATGATATTCTAGGATAACTGCTGATATATTCTATACCTTCTACAATATAAGTATTACCCAGTAATAACTTTGTCTTTGGGTCATCATATTGATGGTATCCCCAATCTACTTCGTTGTCAGTTTTACCGACATATCTAACCATGTTACCGATTTTTACATCCATTGGTCAATCTCCGTTTCCATCATTGAAATGAGTGTGTCATATGGTATCCAAGCAGGGTCTTCATCCGAGAATTGTACCTGTACTTCCTTAACAGTCTTAGCTTTAAATTTATCATAAACTGTTCTAACATTCTTGACAGGTCGAAATGGATTTTTGAGTTTATCCTTCATAATATAATATAACTGAACTAATTATAAAACCCCTGACTTAGAAAGTCAAGGGTTGTGTTGATTTGATGTTAAGTTAAGGTGGATGATAGTATTTGTACATCTTTATAACCCATTAAACTTTTGCTTGAAAACCTCCTTACATATTGACCTACTAATTGTTCCATCGGTGTCACATTCTAAAATGCAC